AACGGATCTTCATGTCGTATATATTCTATCAAAAACCTAGTATATGTTGTATCACTAATCCAACTGTCAATCTTAATATTGTTCTTTAGTAACCAATCAACATATCTACTCACATTAATAACATTTACATCTGCACAATAGTTACCAAACTTCACAAAGGGAATGTAGTAAGCGTTCTTAATAAATTCTTCATGTGTTTTGTTCTTAGTCTTACTCATGCTATTCTTAGAATAGAATTGTAACCAAGATTGAAAGCCCAATCTATTACCCAATTGGTCACGATTTTGCCAGCGTTGCTTTTGTTCACATAGATGGCTAAACAATGTGCGTTCTTTTACAAACTCACGTTTGCAAAATTCACAACTATGTTTAATCTCAATCGTTTCCGTGATCTTTTTCATACTGTGCTATATCTTTGTCAGTGGTGATTGCGGCTAGTGTTTCAATATCTTCTATCTTAAGATGAGGGAATTCTTTTGCTAGATAAACTTTTTTCTTTTGTGACACCACAAATTCTTCACTGATAGCATATAAATTTGCACCACTTGCTTTGGGATATATTTTAGTAAAGTAATCACGAATATCTTTTTCTTTAGGTGATTCTTTTAATTGTGCTATCTTACCTGACAGATGAGGTATCCATTGATGAAACTGCTTACCCAAGCCAGGGCTTGCCGCACATAGCATCAACCATTGTAGCTTGGGATGTTTCTGCACGTACTCATTGAATAGATGCTTGTTTGCAGTGTAGTCAGTGTTCATTAAGTAATACGAACTTAGTCCTGCATTTGCTTTAATAGCACTCATCCAATGGGTCATCATATATGGAACAAACTTCTTCTGTTGTTCTTCAGTCAGTTTGTCATAATAACCATAGTCTTTCTTATCCATTGCGGCAAGTGCATCAAATAAATCAAAGTCTACTTTTTCAAATTTCTCATCAACTGGAGTTTTAGTTGCCATTAAAATGCCTGATCGTAATCTATTATTTCACAATTTCTACTAACTTCTTTAACAAAATAAACACAGCGTGGTTTGTGCCCATCATCAATTGGTACACACAAAAACTGTCCGTTCTTTAGTCGTGGTGCATACCAAGTTACGTCATGGTAAATATCTAAAATCTCAATATCTTGAAAGCTAGGTCTAAATGCACTCAATGGATTAAACTCAAATGCTTTAAATCCCCTGTCATTAATACTAGTAAGTGGTAGAGTTTCTAAATCTCCCATGTCAGGTTCACCGATCAGTATCTGCCAATCAACAGGCATCTTTACTGTTCTATCACCGATACGTAGTACAAGTGCTGGGCTGTTGAAACTCTCTAAAAAGATCAAAGGGATATAATGATAGTCAACATTCTGTGGATTGCTATTATCTAATATTGCAAATCGTAAATCATCTACCTCATCAGGAAGTGTTTCAAGATTGTAGTACTCGTTGTGTTCTAAATTTAGTATTCTCATATGATGTAGTGTAACACAATTTTACTTGTATGTCAACTTCTCCATATCAAAAGGGTAATTTGCTTCACGATAAAACTCTTTACGTTTAGTCAAATGTCTTTTGGCAAACTTACAGCTACTGGTTAGGTCCCAGATTTGAACGTGATCCTTGTCATCCGCTTTTCTAATACCTCTACCAATACTTTGGATGACTCTAACAAAGCTCTTGCCTGGTTCAATAAGAACAAGGTTGAATATTCGTGGTATGTTGATACCAACCGCTGCCACACCGTAGGTTGCGACAATGATTTTGTTTGTGCTGGTTGCAATTTCATCGTATTCCTCTTTTCTTTCNATCATATTNGTGTTACCCGAAACAAANACAGCATCAGGTAATCTGCTAATTAATTCTTTACCGGCGTTTACCCTGTCCACTAATACTAGTGTATTCCCCGATTCTTTGATATTTAATACCAGTTGAGCCAGTTTGTCTAGGCGTACAGTATCTTCTAGCAAATGCTTTAATTCACTTTGATAATTGCTAAACTCTACTTTGTCTTGTAACTGCACGATGTTCACATGACATTGTGCTAACACACCGCGGTCCTGTAATTCACTTGCACTTAGCTTATTGATAACATTACCAAGACTAACATAAATTGCTTGTGCTTCAAATATTGCTTTAGGAATCGTACCAGTCAATCCCCAACGAATCGGAATATTACTCATTACCCCAGTCAATAACTCTTTCAGTGCATCAGCCTTGGCCATATGAACCTCGTCAACCATGACACATACTACACCTTCTAAGAACTCACCAATAGGTACTTCTGCTTCATCTGCTTTTGTTTTCTTAAGCATATTGTTAAGACTTTGCCACGTACAGATTGTATGTGTCTTACCGAACTCTTTTCTATCACCAAAATACACACCAACATCTAATCCAAGATTGATGTAATCTGCCTCGGTCTGTACAACAAGACTTTTGTTAGGGACAATAACAATACTACGACCATAATTCTGTACGCTATAACTTAATGCGGCTGTAATCAATGTCTTGCCAGCACCTGTTGCAATTTCTTGCAGTGCTTGGGGGTTTGCTAGAAAATCGTTAACAATCTTTACTTGATAGTCACGGAAGATTATTGACTCACCTTCTTTAGTATGACCTTTTGGCCAAGTATATTGACTGAATGTATTTTCTGTGATTTGATTAAAGGTGAATGTTGTACTGTATTCACGTAAATCTTCCAACTCAATATCATATCCTGCCATGTCAAGTACAGGAAGAATTTCCGGTAGTAGATTTACAAAACTGCTACCGCCTAGACTAAAGAAACTAATTTTACCGTTCCAACGACCTAGCCGGACACTCGGCAGATATCGTGCCCCGGGCTTTTCATATTCAAATTTCTTCATCAATGCTTTACGTTCGGCTAACTCTAAGCCTTCGATTTTAACATTGACCTCGTCTTTAATTATCAGTTTACATTGTTTCATTTGACCTCGATTGGTACACTATTTGTTAAACCAATTATTTTTCCTAAGTATTTTATTCCATCTTCTGCTTTAATCATGCCGAAATTTAACTTCACTGGCATTTCATATTGTCGTAAATCTTCTTTGAAAGATTCTGGGCCTTTAGTTCTAATCATATGTTTGATTTTATTTGCCTTCAAATGATTAGCAACTTCCATCATATAAGATTTGTTGACACCGTACATTTGATTTAGTATCACATAGTCAGCACCTATTCGTTGTAATGACTCAATGATATATTTGATATCGTGGTATTCTAGTTGTGTGTTGAATTCCGTTGCAACTTTGTCTGCAACTACATCAATTTTAATACCTAAGCGCACTAATTTTGCAATAGTTACAGGATCTTCATTCAAGTCAATGTCTTTGATTTTCTCATACAGTACTTTGTTACATGCAACAACATAGTAATTACCATTGCGTTCAATCAATGTTGGATTCCAATACTTAACTTCTTCATATAGTTTAAGTTGGATCATTATTTCTTCAATAACAGGACAGTAATTGACAATTGAATAACTATGATGTGATATTTCTATTAACTTCTTTAACCTAAATTCAGCATAGGGTGTATGCCAAAGTTTATTTTCTTTATCCCACTGCATGTATTCTAGGGCCTTTAGTGTCTTTACAAATTCTTTTTTGTAAGGACTATGAATAACAATGTCTTTGTCATCCGCTATAGATATGTATGCTTGCGTAAATTGAACACTGCTCTCAATAGGCTGTAGTGTCCAAGGTAACTGAATTAGTTCTTCACTGTTCAAATCCTTTTTTAAGAATTGTCTATGATACCTTGATGTAATCTTGTTGAGCAACTCGGCTTGATTGGTTGTAATTGGATTCTTAACTGCAAAATTTAAGTGTAGCAAATTGTCTAAAAACTTTTTGTCGTAGGTTCCTAGGCTAATATGCTTTAGCATAAAATCTACTAATTGTTCTTTTGTGTTAGGTTTCACTATCATGTTCATATTATACTACTTAGTGTATTGCAAAGCAAACATAGTGGAAAAAAGAGGGACATGTAAGTCCCTCTTTACTGCTTAACGAAAGGGTAAATTAAGCAGATTTCATACAAGTACTAGCAGTCAACGCTCTCCAATTGCTAGGACTGATCTTTACTAGGTCTGCAATTTTCAGACACATACGCATACTCAACTCACGCAAGCGAGATTGATTTTCAAACATGAATTCAATAATCATCTCACCTTCACCGTTTTCAAAATCATAGTCTTTGAACAAACCACCGTCAGCATCACGATGCACCTGCTTGATACGCAACATTTTGTCACGTTCACTATCAATAGTCAGGTCAAGAAAGTGACAGCGACTTTGCAATGCCTCTAAGTGATCCTGCAATTTTTTGCTTTTCACATTTTCAAACTTTAAGTTTGTAATGAAAATAGCAGTACCGTTGAAATCGAAACTATCAGGGATACCCTCACGGCGTAACAGACTAGAATCACTATTCCAGCAAATGCGTCTACGCTTGCCTGAATCTAGTGCAGCCTTCAAAATGTTCAATGACAAGTCATCGGCAAACACGCTATCACAATCGTCAAACACTAACACGTTTTTACGATCCGAAAGTTTGTACAATTGTGCGTACAAACCAAGAGCGGTCATAGCACCTTTGATAACTTCATAACGTAATTTCTTACCTGCAATCTTATCAAAAAGACTTGATTTTTCAAGTTGTAATTCGACACCGTATGACTTACCAACTCCCGGGGGTCCTGATACAATCATAGCACGGATATCACCGTTGATAGCCGCTTGCGACATTTCATCAAGTACTGCAAAACGGGTTGCAATACGATTCATTGCTTCCTCATCAGATTCTTTGACTACAGGCGCCTTAGGCTGTTTAATCGTAAACTGAATAGCATCTGACACTTCTACTTCTCCATTAACAAATTCAATATTCTCAATACCATTGACCTTAACTTTAATATTTTCAATATTAACGCTAGGGAAATGGCCCTCGTTCTTTACTGTCACATAACCACCTTTTGCACCTGTCTGATAACCCTTGACAAGTTTAAAAGTTTTATTCACAACAGGCATGTTGCGATACTCACCGTACTTAACACAAATCGTTGATGACATAAAACCCCTTTTCAATCAATCAATACAAGTATTATATATGAGAATCCAATTACTGTCAAGTTTTGGAACTAATTAGTTCCTTTAATTTTGCATCATACTCAAGTCGTGATAAAACAACACCATATACAACGTATACCAAGAATCCGATTAGGATAGCACCGCACGTATACTGAATAGCTTGAATAGATGCATACACAAGTATTACATTTAGTAGTACTGAGATTAAAATCATACCAATGAAAATTGCAAGAGTTTGTATCATTGCTTTTTGTTTAAGAGTCATTTTTGTTCCTTTAGTTAAGTTCATGTGCTTATTGTACAGCCGAATGGCTTTATTGTCAAATGTTTTCTAGCTTCCAATTTTTAACACTTAAGTATTCAAATTCGTCACGTGACTTTGTGTAGTACGAACCTGTTACTTCCATGATTTCATTCTTAGCAAACAGTATAGACCAAATATGTTCTAGTGGATTTGATACATCAAACACAAATTGAACTGCACTATTGGTCTCTATATCTTTTAACCAATAGTGATTAGTCACGGCGGATTTTCGTTTAGAGACAATCTTTTGTAATGGTTCTAATTCTCTAGGTGTATCTCTTACCATTTGAAATGACACATTGATTTTTGGATTCACTTGAACACGAACCTCATCAACACCAGTATCGTATTCATAGAAATATGGAAGATAGTAAATCATACCCATGAAATCATTTTTAACTAACAAGGGAGTTGGACTGTGTATGTAGGAATTTAACTCATCTCTAAATTTTGAAAATCTAGCATTTTTGAGTTTCCATATCATAATCTTCTTACTATAGTAGTCACGAATTTCTTGACCTAGTTCTCTATCTTCATCAGTGATATGTGTGAACAATTCTTTAGCGAGTAAGTTAGAAACATTGGACAATACTGATGGATTAGTTTTGTTCAATCGTTTCCAAGTCACGCTTAATGCAAGTACATCTTCCGGACTTTCTAGTACTTCATATTTTTTAACAGCCTCATGGTACTGAGATTGAACATGAACTTCGTCCCATTGTGATCCGCTAATTAATGATGTGGTTGGGACATAACCTTGTAAAGCTGAAATAGTGATAGGTGATATTTGTGCTGATGATAACGCTGAAGTCCCCTTATATTTTGATGGTCCACCTGCTCCGCCACCGAGTATTTGCAAAAATCCTTTACCTCTGTACTGTGTCATAATGATATGTCTTCCATTCCTGCTGTGCGTAATCGCACGATATGTCCCATCTGCCATTGCTTGGCTTCAAGACCCTTCATAATTCCTAACCACCTATTGCGTAGTAGGGCCACTTCATTGATTAATGTTTCGTAATCAATCACTTCATCTTCACCGTCTACATACTTCTCAGCATCACGACTGGTCAATGCTCTATTATACGCTTCTAAATACTTTTGAAAATGTTTTCGGCGAATTTTCCTGAGTTGGATATTTAGGTAGTTCAACACAGCCTCAATCTCTTGTAGCTGATTGAACCTCTGTTCAGTGGTACCGGGAAGATCAGCAAGGTTCTTTTCAACTTTGCCGTATATCTTTACATCTTTTTTTGCTGAGTCTAACTCAACTAGATAATACGATATAAAATCCGGTATTACTGACAAATCATAAACGATTCGTGTATACCAATTGTGTGACATTTAATTCCAATCTTCTGGATTGTGATCCTCGTCATCATTTTCTTCGTATTCTTCTTCTTGGAAATGCTGTTCGGCATAACCTTTTAACGCCTTAGTGATATCTTTATCTTTGAATGCATCTTTGATATCTTCAACTTCAAAATTGTTGTCCATCAAATAATTAACCAAAGAATCTGCCGCATCACCTCGATCATTCAAATCAACATGGTCACGCAAGATTTCCCAAACCTCTACGATACTATCTAAACTCATTGTACTGCCTCCTCCACTGATTCAGTACTTAGCTTTTTTCCGTGATTTTTACTAAATTCGTCCATGACTTTATCTAAGCAACCACCTTCATTTGATTCCCAACCTTTACGGAACATCTTTAAGATTTCTCCGTCATCTGTTGTATAACTCAAACGATTACCTTCTTTAGTCAACAAGTCATTCTTTTCAAACAAATCAAGCAGACCACTGTATGGGTTCATACCTGTTTCGTATGGAATTTTAATCTGTAGTGTTTCAAAAGGTTTTGCATAACGTGTTTTCATAATCTTACATGCGGCACGAATACCATTTACTTCTGAAACCTTGTTACCATCCTCATCCTCTTTGAGTTTGAGTTTCTTCATAGCAACGAGAATACTACTTGCATACACAAAGCCTTGACCACCTGATACTTTGTCATCTGGATCAAACATATCTTGACTTGCGTATGTGTGATTAGTTGCAACCATACCAATGTTCAGACTACCGAACATGTTAACAGAGTTGCGAACAAGCGCAGCCAATGCTTTAGGCTTACGACCCATGTCGCCCTTCATATCACCTGCTTCAAACTGATTTACGTCAGTGGGTGTTAGCAACATTCCCAAGCTATCAATGACAAACAATACCTTAGGTCTGTCATCTGCTGGAAGTGTTTTATAATCAATAACAAATTTACTGATTGTCTTGGCTACATCGTCAATCATAGCCATGTTTAGTTTCAACAATTTATCTTCGGTAGTTTGCACACCTAATGCGTGTAACCACTTCTCATCTAAAGCATTTTCCGAATCGATGAGAACCACAAAGATACCTTGTTGCTGTGCGTGACGAACCAAGTTACCAGAGCAGATGAAACTCTTTCCGGAACCAGATTCGCCAGCAAATACAGTGACCTTACCAAGAGGCACCCCTTTGTTAAAATCACCACTAATAAGATAGTTAAGTGCATAATTTCCTGTATTGATCCAGTCGGTCGGATCGTTGAACCCTATACTAAGTCCTTCAATGGACTTAGTGATTTCTTTTCTAAATTTACTTACGTCAAATGGCTTACCCAATTTTATCTCCAATGTGTTTACCGGTAGTATACATGTTAAACGGTTGTTTATCAAGCAGGTCGGGACATTTTTCTGCGATAGAATCTATTTCATAATCGTGTGGGTAATGTCTTAGTGCCGCTCTTGCTTTGTCACGAACTATGCTGGGTACCCTTGGTGTTTTACCAGGATCACATAATTCCTCTAATAGTTTTTTACCTTGCTTTAGGGCCCGGTATCTTTCGTCTGGTAATGTCATATATTCTCCTATTTAATAGGGGACCGAAGTCCCCGTTTTAATTAAGCAGTTTTTGCTTGTCTAGCACGAATCATTGCAAGAATGTCTTGTGCTTTATCACTGCTAGGAGCTGATGTAGGGACTGAGATTGGAGCTGATGCTGTTGATGGTTCATCAGTATCAAATGGTGCAGACTCTGCTATAGGTGCAGTCGCGGGTGCGCTAGTTTCAGTAGACGCTTTTGTTGCTGCCGCTGTCGTTCCTGCAGGTGCTTCTAAACCATAAGGTCTGAAATAGTTACCCCAACGTTCATTGTCGTATGGTTGACCGTCTACGCTTGCTTCAAACATTTCTTTCATAATGCGTAGTTCTGCTTCACCTGGCTTCTTAGGTAAGAAGTCAGACAATGTGTACAAACCATGTGCTTCAATTGCTGCCAATTCAAGGTCAGTCAATGCACTTTCTTTACGTGACCATGTTGATGTAGAATAATCAGCATAACCACCTTTGCTTGATTTCTTAACGTTGAAGTCAAGACCGCGCAAATAGTCAGTTGGCAATTCTTCCATTTCAGGATCAGTCAATGATGACTTGATAATACTGAAAATTTGCGAACTGATAATAAACTTACGAATTGGGTTCGCAGGTGTTGTGTCATCACCGATAGGATTTTGACGAACAAAACCTTGGTATATATAACTACGTTTCTTCCAGTACTTGTTTGCCAATTCTTTTAGTGATTCATCTTTATACCAAGGACGAACTTCTGCCAAAATTGGACAAGAAGAACCATCGTTGTACATTTCAACGCAAGGTATTTGTACTTGAATTTGTTTTACGTTTGAATCACCTTTAACACCATTAAATGGTAGTTTGATGATTTGACGTTCTACCCAGAAACCCCAGGGATTTTTGCTGTCTGCATCTGGTAGGAAGCGCAAAGAGGCTGTAGTGCCTTCGTCCATATTCCAGTGGGGGTAGATTAAGTTGTCAGATTGTTTTGTAGAACCGTTGTTCCCTGACTTGTTTTCTTGTGCCGCGATGCGAGCACGAATTTCTGCTAATGATGCCATAATAATATTTCCTTATAAATTGAGATGGTCTCGTTTTTAACATTCGCTGTCTCCCTATGAGACAACTAACATACAAGATAGTTTAGCATACTTTCTTGAAATGTCAATAGTATTTATGCCGGATGTGGTAAACCTCACATTTTTAGTGAGGTTTTTATTGACTTATTTACCCAATAATCGTTTGATTGTGTTTAAGTCTGCTTGACCTTCTGTCACACCAGTTGAATCTCCGGTAACTTGTCTGTTTTTACCTTTATTCCAATGAACTCCAAAT